CTCAAACAGTATTTTTCCGGCGCATTCGCTATCAAAATCTGCGACAAGGTAGATTCGTTTTCTTCTTTGGGGAACTCCCCAGTATTGCGCGTCAAGGACTCTCCATGCGAGGGAGAAACCGTCTGCCAGTATCTCTCCTGCGTTTGTCCATTTCTCACTTCTAGGAACAGAAACGGTTTCGTCCTTGATCCTGCACAGGCTTTCAAGGACTGCTCTGAAGTCCTCGCCCTTGTTAGACGAGAATGCTCCGGGGACATTTTCCCAGACCGCAAATCTCGGATATCTTCCATCAGTCGCACACCTCATTTCTTTTATAATTCTGACCGCCTCATAGAACAGGCTCGACCGCGAACCGTCAAGACCGCTGCGTTTTCCGGCAATGCTCATGTCCTGGCACGGACTGCCAAACGTGATTATATTCACTGGCGGGAGTTCCGCACCGTTCAGCGAGGACACATCTCCGTAGTGTTTCATCTGCGGCAGCCTTTTCGTTGTTATCCGAACAGCGAACGGCTCGATTTCCGAAGCCCACAGCGGAGTAATGCCCGCAAGTATTCCTCCGAGCGGGAAACCGCCGCTGCCGTCAAAAAGGCTGGCGAGCGTGAGTTCATTCTTCATCGGTGACCTCCAGTTCGGAATAAGCAATCGTCTTTCCTTCACGAACCACAGACACATTCTCCGCAGAACCGACCTGCTCAATATACCGCTTCACGATAACATCGCAGAACTTTTCATCAAGCTCAATGGTGTGGCAAATACGGTTCGTCTGCTCACAGGCGATAAGCGTACTGCCAGAGCCGCCGAATGGGTCGAGAACGATACAGTTGCTCATACTTGAATTCTTTATCGGATATGCGATGAGCGGTATAGGCTTCATTGTCGGGTGGTCGCCGTTCTTCTTCGGTTTGTCGAACTCCCATATTGTCGTCTGCTTGCGGTCTGAATACCATTGGTGCTTGCCATTCTTCTTCCAACCGAAAAGGCACGGCTCATGCTGCCATTGATACGGCGAGCGCCCGAGAACAAGCGACTGCTTCTTCCAGATACAAGTTCCGGAAAGGTAAAATCCTGCGTCAGCAAAAGCCTTGCGGAAGTTCAGACCCTCTGTATCTGCGTGGAAAACATAGATGCTTGCATCATTCGCCATTGCTTTCTCCATGCAGGTGAAAGCGTCAAGCAGAAACTGGTAGAACTTTTCGTTTTCAAGATTGTCGTTCTTGATTTTACCCGCCGAGCCCTCATAATTCACATTGTAGGGCGGGTCGGTAACCACAAGATTGGCCAGCTTTCCGTTCATGAGGAGTTCATAAGTTTCGGGTTTCGTACTGTCGCCGCAGACAAGTCTGTGATTTCCGAGCAGCCAGAGGTCGCCGGGCTTTGTCATGCAAGGTTTTTCCATCTCTGCGTCAACATCGAAATCATCGTCCTTGGTATCGGAATCCTCGTCAAAGAATGCAGCGAGTTCCTTTTCATCAAACCCGGTCAGCGAAAGGTCGAAATCATCTGCCTGCAACACTTCAATCTCGACTTTCAGCATCTCCTCGTCCCAGCCTGCATCGAGAGCCATGCGGTTATCCGCGATTATGTACGCTTTCTTCTGCGCAGGGGTGAGGTAATCCACGAACACGCAAGGCACATCGGTTATGCCCTCTGCCTTTGCCGCCATTATTCTGCCGTGACCAGCAATAACATTGAAATCTCTGTCGATAATAACGGGATTGATAAAGCCGAACTCCCGCAGCGAGGAACGCAGCTTGTTAAGCTGTTTCGCAGAGTGCGTTCGGGCGTTGTTGACGTATGGTATCAGCTTATCTATCTGGACAAGCTGCATTTCACTGGTCGTGTTCATCTGACATTCCTCCTTTTGAGAACCTTATGCAAGCCTTTTCGAGCGTCCGCAATATTCCCTTTAACAGCCTGTCCCTTGATTGTTCGGTATTGCTGTACTGTAAGGTTCGGACGGTTGCCTTTGAGTTCTCTGAAAAAATCTATTGTGTCCTTTGACATAGCGTTATCCTTTCCTGGAACGCAAGAGCCGTTCCATAGCATCATTCAGATCATCGCCGACAGGTTCGGTGCAGTTCTCCTTGACTATTCCGTAAATTTCATACCAGATGAGATTTGCGTTTTTCTGAAACTGCTGCGACATCTGCACGAACGGCGAAGCAATAACGCCGCCCGTAGTCGGGTGCTTGCCGAGCAAGCCGTAAGTACTGATTGCTTCCTCGCATTGAATGTATCTTGCGTATGCCTGCGCGTAGGCTTCGATGAGCCGCTTGTTTACGAGGTTCTCGCAGCTGCGCTGTTTAAGCCACAGCCAGGTTTCACGGTATATATCGTCAGCGCCGAGCGGAACTCCGTTCTTCTGCCGAGCCGACAGATAGTCGCTTGGCTTCGGCATATCCGCGCCATTCAGCACAGCGCCCTCCGGCAGGTCGACCGCTTCAAGTTCGGCGGTATCGAGTGCAGGTATGTCGTTGCTTATGATTTTCACCGGAAGTCCTTTCTGCTTTTTCTCTGCGGCAGGAGCGGGTTTATCTCCGGCGCGTACCCGTCTGCCGCCTCTGTTTGTGCCGTCTTTCGCCACGCTTGTCACCTCCGTCAGACAAGAAAAAAGGACGGTTCGCACCGTCCGAAAATATTTCATGGTTTAATACCCCGTTTGAACCTCGATTTTTGCGCACGAAGCCCCGGGCCGCTGTCCGAGGTAAAGGCCACAGAGATTCTGACCGCCCCTACCGGTCGCCGAGGTCGTGATGTTTCTTCGTATGACAGGACTGACACAGCGACATCAGGTTGCTGAAATCGTTACTGCCGCCGCGTGACACGGGAACGATATGGTGCACCTCCTCAACCGGAGTGAGCCGACCCTCTTTCAGACACATTTCGCACAGTGGGTGAGCCGAAGCATACCACTTTCGTATCTCATGCCATGCTCTGCCGTATTTTTTGTTGCTGTCGGCAGGACGAGTGAACTTGTTGTAGCGGCGGTTCATCTGCTTTGCGTGTTCTTCGCAGTACTGTCCGTCACAACGGTTGGGACAGCCGGGGTAGGAACAGGGGCGCTGTGGTCGTCTGGGCATGGGTTCATCTCCTTGGGTATAGGAAAAGCCCTGCGGGTTATAAAACCCACAAGGCTCTCTGTATATTTCTCTAAGTATATCATACCACAACAGGTTGACTGCGTCAACGGTGAACAGGGGTGAACTGCTGTGCACTAGGGTGTCCAGTTTTCAGAAAAATTCTGAATAGCTTTTTCGTGCAGTTTAATTACCCACCTTTTTGAATACCCCATTTTTGTACTAATCTCTTTCCACGAAAGAAACATCAGATACTTGTACCGAAGAACAGTGCGCTCGTTTGTGTTCTCCAAATCATCAATTGCTTTGCCAATGGAGTATTTAAGTTCAGACAATCTGCATTTGTCGTTCTGGATTTCTTTTTCAAGTTCAAGTGCCTTGTCAGTGTACCTTACGAAAGGCGGGTCGGTATTTTTTGTTCCCGAAAGCCGCTCTCCGAAACCGCAGCCGGATATACCGCTTGCCAAATCACGCAGGCTTTTCAGTTCAATTTCCTTGTAGTGTATCTGGCGGTTCATTTCAGATGCGCTTGTCAAAAATCCCTTTGCCGTCATACCGACACCTCCTTCAGCTTTGCAAGAATAACCTCACCGTTGAGATCTGTAAGAATGGAGAAAAAATCTGAACGAAAAAAGCGTTCAATACTCTTTTTCTCACTCTGAGCCGCTTTGTCATTAGGGTTCAGAGAAAGTTGGTTCAATGCGGTGCGGTAATCCTTGACCGCCTGTACGATTATGGCGTTTGCCAGTTCCTTGTATGGATTCATTTATGTACCTCTGCTTTCACTGCGGTAATAAGCGCCGCCTGCGTTGTGTCCTTTGTTTTCAGAGCCTTCATAATCTGCTCGTCGATAGTGCCTTTGGCAATTATGTGTTGAATTACCACTGTGTCTGCGGTCTGACCCTGACGCCATAGTCTTGCGTTTGTCTGCTGGTAGAGTTCAAGCGACCATGTAAGCCCGAACCAAACCAGGGTAGAACCGCCGTTCTGCAAGTTTAATCCGTGTCCGGCTGACGCAGGGTGTATAAGCGCAACCGGAATTTTGCCGCTGTTCCAGGCGGAGATATCCTCGCTTGACTTAATCTCTCGGATTTCAAACCGCTTTCGAATTCGCTCCAGATCGTGCTTGAACCAGTAAGCCACAAGCAGCGGTTTCCCGTTCATGCTTTCGATTATATCCTCCAATGCGTCCAGCTTGCTGTCGTGTATCTCCATTACGCTCTCATCATCGGAATACACCGCTCCGTTAGCCATCTGCGACAGCTTGTTTGAGAGGGACGCAGCATTAGCCGCAGTAACCTCATTATCCTCTGTGGCGAGAATGAGGTCTTTCTTTAACTGGTCGTATTTCTCCTTTTCCTTTTCGGAAAGCTGAACCGTGTATTCCGAACTTATGAGTTCGGGCATTTTAAGGTGGTCGGCGGATTTCATGGAAATCGTGATATCCGAGATTTTGTCATATATCTGCCGCTCGGCGTTGGGCAGAGGCTTATAGCTGTAAATCACCATTCCGTTTCGCTTGTCCGGCTGAAAGTAGGTATTTCTGTACTGCCCTATAAGCCTGCCGAGCCGCTCTCCCATATCCAGCAGCTTGAACTCTGCGAATAAGTCCATCAGACCGTTGCCGGCGGGAGTGCCTGTCAGCCCGACTATGCGTTTCAGCTTTAGCCTGACTTTCATGAAAGCCCTGAACCGTTTTGACTGATGATTTTTGAATGAACTCAGTTCGTCAATTACAGCCATATCGAAATCAAAATGAAGTCCGCTTTCTTCTACAAGCCACTGAATATTCTCTCGATTGATGATGTAGATGTCGGCGGGAGTGCGGAGTGCTTTCAGCCGTTCTTGCTCCGTGCCAACGACTACGCTGTACCGCAGATTCTTCAAATGCTCCCACTTTTCAATTTCAGTGCCCCAAGTATCACGAGCCACACGAAGTGGTGCTACCACCAAGACTTTATGTATTTCAAAGCTGTCAAAAAGCAGGTCGTTTATTGCTGTCAGAGTAATGCTCGTTTTGCCTAAGCCCATATCCAACAGAAGCGCTGCAACGGGTTGGGTGATTATGAATTCGGCGGCATACCGCTGATAATCATGTGGACTGTATTTCATCAAGTATCGCTCCTATCTGCTCAACGCTGTCAATGATGTACACACGGAAGCCAAGTCCCATCAATGCTTTGTGCCTTGCGATTTGCAGGGGACGTGGCTTTTTGCCGGGAGCTTTCAGTTCGGCGAATGCGATTTTACCACCCGGAAGAATTATCAGCCTGTCCGGCATTCCATCAAAATTTGGTGACACGAATTTCAGACACATACCGCCGATTTTTCTGACCGCCTGCACCAGCTTCTGTTCTATCTGTTTCTCACGCATTTTTTGCTCCTTGTTCTTCAATGGTGCAGGTCGGTGAACCTCATTTCATAAAACTCTCTATGAGGTAATTTTTGTTAATAAAACTGCCCTAAAGGGGATTTTATACTAAGACCTTCACCGACCTGCACCTTTATGGTTTTCAATCTGCTATAAAGTCAGATTTCAAGCGGATTCCGTAGACCATAACACCAGTTTTGGATTTTCGTTTTTCAAATCCTGCGGTATCAAGCCCGGTATAGAAATCCGTGGTGCTTCTTGTGTATTCTCCTGTCCTTGCACAGTATGCACGGTACTCTTGGTAAAGCTCGCCGGACTTCTGCGTATATGATGGGTCAACCTCGCAGCAGTCCTCAATGAACATTGAGAGCCAGTCGTTATTTTCACGGTAATGCTCGATAGCGTCACGAACGCACTGCGGAATTTTCAGCTTGAAATTGCATTCGATCACCTTTTTGGCTCCCTCAATGATCCAAGAAAGCACAGCGCCGCCTGCCTTTTCCGCAAGGTAATCCGCATAATTTTTGATGTCGGAGTTGCCCTCAATTTTGGCATTGAACGGTATGACGATAAGCCTGCGCCATGTACCCTCGTCATTTGCTCCGACTCTCGGGAGATGATTTGTGTACAGCACAAGCGTGTGCGTGGGAGTATATCTGAATGGATCGCGATACTTCTTTTCTGCGGAAACCTCATCGGTGGAACACAGCTGCTTTACCACCGAGGTATTCAGCCGCATTCCCTCCTCGAGTTCTGCGGCGATAACAAGTCTTTTCCCCTTAAGTTCAGCCATCTCGGGCTTGACATTTCGCTTACAGCCAACCGTGAGGGCGTCGGCGGATATACTGCCGCTGTACGAACCAAGAACCCTCGCTATCGTGTTCCAAAACGTACTCTTACCGTTGCGACCCTCACCGTAGGAAATAATCAGCGCTTCCATGTAGACCTTGCCTATTGCCGCTAAACCAACTATCTGCTGAACATACTCGATAAGTTCGTCATTGCCGCAGAAAAAGCTGTTCACGGCTTCAAGCCAGATATCCATGTTTTCCTCGCTCGGGGAAACGGCGGTCACTTTGGTTATGAGGTCGTCTGCGGAATGCTCCGAACTTGTCCCTGTCCGCAAATCGTATGTAGCTGCGGGAGTGTTAAGCAGAAATTCCTGCGAATCAAAATCCTTTATATCCCGCAGCAACATCGGCTTTGCCGCTTGCAATGCAGAAGTGATATACTTCATATCCCTGCGTTTCATGACGAAAGACTTATACACAAGCGCTGTCATATACTCTGCAAAGGCTTTCTCACTGTTTTCATCGATTGACTTTTCCAGGGCTTTACCGCCTGTGAGTACAGTTTCTTTGTCAATTCCGCAATTCAAGAGCGCCTGCTGCGCCTTTTCCAGAGCCGTTTCGGCTTCGTCAAGCTGTCTGTCGAGAAAATTCTCGCAGGCTCCAACCGCAAGCTGTCTGGATTCCGACCAGCGAACCCCGTCATAACGCATATAGTCCGTAGCGTCCGTGTAGACAAGCTCGTTGCCGTACTCACGGGCGATGACTTTAGCCTGTCCGATGTCAGAATAGTCTTCGGGTTTCAGATTAAATCCCGAATTATACTGCTCGGGAGGAATATAGCCGTCCTGCTTTGCGACCTTTCTTCCGAATTTGACAGCGCTGTTCCAGATTGTCTGAAGCTCCGTATCGTCAAGAGGAGGATTGCACCTTTCAGCCTGTTTCAGATATTGTTGGTATGCTTCGTCAGTGTTCCCGAACCGCTTTATAATACGCCCTGCGTAATGTGACATAGTGCTGTTGCGGCTGCCCTCGGGTACACTCGCACTGTCATTGTCCCACTGTTCAAAATCCTCATTGTCGAGGAAATCTACGACAGACATATCGCCGTTGTATATTTCAACCTGCGGTATCGGAACTCCGAAAAGCAGTCTTGCGCTGTCGAGAGCGTTCTTATCGAAATACGAAAATTCCGCCGCAATGCGCTTTTTTAAGGCTGTGTATTCTGCGCTGTCCGTAATCGGCGGGATAGGAAAGTACACATGAAATCTCGGTCGAGCTGGTTTGCCGCTTTTCGGGAGCATATTATTGCGGCTGTACACGACCACGAACTCCACTCCAGGATAAGCCATAGCCACCTCAAGCGGAGTTACCCAGTCGCTTGGATCATCGGAGTGATCGTTGTCGCAGTCCATCGGGATATTGTCGGAAGAAAGAAAATCCATATTGCTGCGATGATTGTTCGTATATTCAGCTGCAACGTGGTCAAATGCCACAGCAGCTTTCATAGAATTTTCGTCTGTTATGACGCACTTGTGGGGGTATATGCTGTTAGGCAGACTGCCTACGCAGTCTGCCGTGTATAACGTGAATTTCATTATTATCCTCCATTCTTTAAATTCTAACAGCTGATAGAGCCGTCAATAATATATGGAAACTTATTATACAAATGGTCCACTATATTTCAGTCCTTTTTATAAAAGTTACATTCGTACCCATCGGCACAGAGCGGAAGCCCCTTTGCCCACGGTGGAGTTCTACCCATCATCTCGCAGATTTCAGATACATTTGTATCTATCGGGCATTCGATGATAAGTTCATCGTGCACGTGACCGCACATCCGATAATTCCGCAGCGTCCGCATAGCAGAGCAGAGAATATCCCGGCTGACCGCCTGAACGATGTTCTCCACGAACTTAGGCCCGTAGCTTTCAATGCGCTCCCACTTCTTCGTTGCACCAACGCCCTCGTAAGTGACGGATTTGCCGCCGAACTTATTCTCGCCGATACGGGGCTTGACGTAGGAAAGCCGTCTGCCGCTCGGCAGCGTGATAAACAGCATTCCGCTCTGATATTCAAACTGAATGCCATGTGTGTCTGTGCGAAGCCTTTGTCGTATTGTATCCTTCACGCAGCGGTCGACTCCCCACCAGAATCGAACAATATTCGGGTTGGAACTGCGCCACATATCCACAAGCGGCTGTAATTCATCTTCTGACAAACCCATCTCCAATGCGCCCATAGCTTTCAGAGCGCCGACCGAACCGCCATAACCGAGCGCCAACTCTGCGATTTTACCTTTCTGCCGCAGATGTCCATTGACACCATGCTTTTCAACGGGGACACGGAACATCTGACTTGCAGACGCACAATAGATATCTCCACCGGACTTGAATACGTCAAGTCTCCATTTCTCGCTAGCAAACCACGACAGCACTCTTGCCTCTATTGCTGAAAAATCTGAAACCACGAATTTCATTCCCGATTTCGGAACAAACGCCGTGCGGATAAGCTGGGACAGCGTATCGGGAATATCATCATACAGCAGTTCGATGGCTTCATAGTTTCCGCTTTTAACAATCTCCCGTGCCTGTTCAAGGTCGGGGATATGATTCTGCGGGAGGTTCTGTAACTGTATCAGCCGACCCGCCCATCTGCCGGAACGGTTTGCGCCGTAGAACTGAAACATTCCGTGCGCTCGTCCATCGGAGCAGACAGCGTTCTTCATAGCCTGGTATTTCCTTACTGATGATTTTGCTAGCTGCTGACGGAGTTCAAGCGCCATTGCAAGCTGCGGCGGCGCGGTTTTCAGCAGTTCTGAAACGGCTTTCTTACCGAGAGTGTCCGTTTCAAACCCGTTCTCCGAAAGCCACTGTTTCATCTGCTGAACCGAGTTCGGATTTTCGAGCGAAGTAAGTTCCTGCATTTTTGACGAGAGCAGTGCTTTTGAGCATTCATCAAACCGTATTGCATTCTCAACAACAGCCATATCCAGAGCAATCCCACGGTCGTTTATCAGCTGGTCAAGGCAGTATTCCTCCCACACAAATTCCGGCACGGGGAACTTCCGCAGCTTGTCCTGTATCGACATTTCTACCTCCACATCACGCTTGTTGTACGCCTTGAACTGCACCCATTTCTCCGGAGCGTGTTTGGGAAGATTTCTTGTTCTGCCGCCATTCGCCTTGGTAGCGGCGCAAGGGACACAGAAATACTTGATGAGGTCCTTGCCTTCTTTCAGTTTCTGTTCCGGTAAGCCAAGAACAGCACCCGCGCCGGCAAGCGACAACGGAAGTCCCATGTACGCCGACCACACCATCGAACATCTCCACGACAGAGAGTCTAGATACTCTCCGGACGGCAAACCGAGATATTTTGACAGACATACTCTTTCAAAGGTTGCATTAAATGCCCATTTGATAACGCTGATATCGGTCAGGGCAGTGAGAATTTCTGTGGGAATTTTCTCGCCCTGCGCAAGGTCGTACACCACAACATCGCCGCCGTTTATTGAAACTCCGAAAAGCAGTATCTCGAAAGCGGGTGATTCCACATATCTGTACACACCGCATTTTGCAAGGTTAACATCGCTGAATGTTTCCAAGTCGATTGATAGTGTTTTAATTTTATCCATAGTTCACCTCAAAAAGGGCGGTAAAGTTTTTCTACCGCCCTATTAGTTCTCAGATGCACAGCAATCTGAATGTTTCCTTGCCCTTTGGAGTTATCATCGTCTGAGTATCTGTATATCCGGTCTTGTCGTTGACGAACTCCTTCATTTCAAACAAGCCGCTGTCAACGTATGTAGCGTAAGGTCTGAGCTTGCCTTTCTTCGAACGGTAGAGATATCCCTTGTCAAGCAGGAAACGCACGAAATCGTTCTGCCTTACACCGAGTTCCTTTGCAGTGTCGCGAATACCTGTGAGCAGATTTCTGTCAACGAGCATATCGAAATAATCTGCTTTTGGCTGCATGATCTGATTGGAAACGGTAAGCTGTGCATTTTTCGCCTTTTCTGTTTTCAGTCTGGTAGCCAGTTCAATGAGAAAATCCGGAGAAGCAAGCGCCTGTTCCAGAACATCTTCAGTCATATACGCGCCATGCTTGCGGATAGAGGGAAGAACCTCATCAAACACCCATCTTTCAAAGCGTTCTGCACCGGGCAGCTTGCTGTGCGCAATAAGGCGGTAAACATCGCCTTCAGAAATAAAGCCGAGAGTCTGAACACCGCCGTTCGTAGGGGTGTCGCATTTCACGACACCCTTGCAGTGCCTTGAAAGAGCGTCACGCGTGTTAGAGTATCCGAGCGCCTTTGCAATATCAGCGCCGCAAAACAGCACCTCGCCGTTCTCCTGAATAGTGCGAATTTCTCCGAATTCTTCGTTGTTAAAAGTTGAAATTTCCATATAAACCTCCGAAATTGACCTACCCGCCCACCCGGCAGTATCAGACTGCCAAAATTACTTGTGATTAGCCTTGCGGCGCTGCTTGATTGCCGCTGCCAGCGAACCGATAACGGTGATGAGATTGCCGATGACCGTACCTACCGAAATGCCAAAACAAGCGGCAAGCATTATGCTTTCAAACTCCGTCATATTACACCTCAAGAAAGAAAATCATCATCGTCGTCGGTTGCGAAATCGTCCTCAGCGCGGGTTCTTCCACCGAGCGGTTCGCCATCGCGAATCTTCTGCAAGTTGTTCAGACCGCAGGCGATACCCTTGTTGCCGTTGGAGTTAAAAGCATAAAAAGAAATAGACGCTCTGCCGTAAACACCGCTGTAAACCTCGCTACGCTCCAGAATAGGATTGCAGTTTGCGTCCACGATACCGGGAGCGGTTGCGGAGTTTGCGTTGATGAAGTAGCTGTTAGCGTATGCTTCATCATCGGGGCGCTCTGTATCGCCGTCACGGAGCGGATTCTTGATTGCGGAAAGCGCAGGAACGGAGCGCCCGTTGCCCTTGAGCTTGGACTCGCCCTCCTTATAAGCTGCTTTGATAGCCACCTTGATTTTCTCGACCGTCTTGGTATCCGCCTTAGGAATGATAAGTGATACGCTGAACTTCGGAGCGCCGCCGTTGATGGACTTTGCTTCCCAGATGTTTGCGTAGCTCCATCTTGTATCGGGTCCTGTGATTACCTTTGTGGGATTGATAAACTTTGGCATATTATTTTTCCTCCTTGAAATCTTCGTTTGCTGTATGGATTGCCGGACGCTTGTCCGACATTGGTACTAAGGTTGGCTTGCCCTGTGGCTTTTCTACAAAACCACCGAGCAATTCGTTGAACTTTTTCTTACCGAGCAGACTGGTCATTGCAGTGATACCAAGAACGCTGTGTTCATATGGGTCAAATCCTGCGGATTTGACGGCTTCAACAACTGCGTTCTCATCTGTGTACTTGCGATTAGAGCGTCCCTCGACTACCTTGAAGCCATCGTATGAAACGCCGCTGAGCGCCTGCCGCAAAGCAAAATCTTTGACATCAGTCACCCAGGATACAAGCTCGTCCGCTTTTGCGAGGATAGCGGCGATTTCGATATCATCAAGGGTTGCAGGCGGTTCAAAATCGTAACGAGCGAGAGCAAGGTTGTATTCTGCGAGTTTTCGGCAGGTCGTTCTGACCTTGCAGAAGCGACAATGTTCACCTGCTTTGAAATCTCCCTTGCCATTAGCAGCAAGCTGCGCTGTCGGGGCGAGAACCTCATTCGCCCAACGGAGAAGTTCTTCCTTGGAAATGGCATACTCGCTGATGTTGTCACGCCTTGGCTGGAATATTGCCATGCTCACTGCGGAGATGTCATATATTCCGTCAAACAGTTCAAGAGCGCCGAGAGCATAAAGCTTCATCTGCGGATTATTCTCTGCGAGGACTTCTACACCCTTGCCATACTTGAAATCTATAACGGAAAGTGTACCGTCAGCCACGATAACACAGTCACCTGTGCCGAACCCCTCCGGAACCCACCGGGAGAAATCCAGTTTCTGTTCGATAAGGACTATGGGGTCATTGCAGGCTACTTTTGCTTTCTCGACCTGCTCATAAACGTATGTAGCGTACTCGACAGCGTAGCGCTCCATCTCCTCGTTGTAGTAGGTGAGGTTTTCTGTTGGGTCGGTGGTTTCTCTGCCGAGCAAGGCTTTCAACCTGTGTTCGCAGAGAGTGTGAGCGTCCGTGCCCTCCTGCGCATACTCGCTTGATGTATCCGGCAGTTCGGCACAGAGTTTAGCAGACGGCGGACATTCGAGCCAGCGGTGGCTTGATGACGCCGAGAGAATTGCGTGGTTAGTCGGCATTGCCAAGCACCTCCACCTCTGCGAGGACTGCTGCATATTCCTCCGGCTTGATTGCAGACAGCTTGTCCGCACCGCGCTTTGTGATGATTGACTTTACCTCTGCTGTGAACCCGGCGCGGGATTTTTCGGCGCAGACGGCTCTTACTTCTTCAAGGGTAAGTTGCTTCTGTGTCTCTGCTGAATCGGTGTTATGCTCCTGTACCTTGTCGGCAGAGAAGAGCTCGTACAGCCAATTTGCGGTATCATTCAACAATGATGCAGCATCTTGTAGATCTCTGATGGTCTGTTCCACTTCGTTTATTTTGTTCATGATTTGTCGCTCCTTCCATAGATTTTTTCTGCTGTTCAAGCTGAATCAAGTTCCTTACCAGGCGCTTTGAAACAACACTGATTGCCGTAAGCACGCCGATAAGTTCCTTGTCAGCTGCAGATTCGTTGATTTTAGGCTTGTTCATTGGGAAATCTCCTTTCCGAGGTGATTTGTTTTTGCTGTCCTCAATATCCACTGGAGGGATTATGCCAAAGTGGTCCGCAGTCCGAAAAAATATTTTCTCCGGCTACAAAACTGCAACCGGAGAAGTAATTGAAGATATCAGAAATAGTAATTCTTGAGCTTGTCCCGCAGTTCGTCACGTATCTTTGCCCAGTGCCGTTTGAAAGTTGAGCGCGCCATACCCATAATTTCGGCGGACTCTCTCTCGGAGTGATACATCATCAATTCACAGATGCGTTTTCCCGCCGGGTCAAGACGGTCGAGCTCTCCGTATAACGCCTCAAGTAGTTCTTTTTCAATGATGATTGACTCAATGGTCTGCGAATCGTCAGCTATAGTGTCGCCAAGGGTGAGTTCATCGTTTTCACCACCGATAACGGTGTCGAGAGATACTTTTTTGCCAGCTGTGTAGAACGGGCAACCTGGGCATACACCATCGCATTTCCACAGCTGAGCTTTGGTGCAACTACACTCGCCGTTCTTCCGGACATGATAGCGGGTGTTCCATATTGGACGATAATACTCACGATACAGTTCCTCGCTTACCTCTACAAGTTCTTCGTTGGCAGGGATAAAATACTTTTTGGCTTCTTTTGACATAAAGATTTCCTCCGTTGATTGTCTCGAAACGGAGGAAAACATAACAGATACCAGCAAAAGGGTATAGTGGTGCACTGCTTGAAAATTTATCTCCATTTCAAGTATGCAACCAGCACATTCCAGTGGCTAGCGTCACAAATATATTTGATTGTAATCGTAGTCACTGGAATGTCGTCGGTACCGAACATGACTACAATTGGGTACACAGCAGTCGAAAACGATAAAAATTATATTTGCGTTTGCAGAGATAATGTTGAAATCCTCGACAAAATGTGATATAATAAAAGGTAATATAAGGATAGCAATGTTGCTTTACATCTTGCGAGTCGTTTTCGTCTCCTTTGTACAATTTAATTATAGTTCAATGCGGAAAGAAAATCGGCCACATAAAGTAACCGTTAAGTTATAGTGAAGTTTCCATTTGGAGGTGTCACCAG